TTTGCAACTCTTTTTCAAGATGCCCGAGCCGGTAGCATTCCAACGCCGTTTCACGCGAGCAGTTGACGACATTATCGCGCTGCGGCAGCCGGGCGTGTTGCGCCCCCCATTTGCGGCAACGGAGTTCGTCCGGGTTCTTCGTGGTCGAATGGTCACCGTGCCAGTGCGTACCGTTGGACACCGTGCAGTCGTACCCAAGAAGCAGGACGCGTTCTGCGCCAAGCTTGAAGGCCAGTTCGATCGCCCGAATGCCGCTATTGTACTCCCCATATTTTTCGTGCCAGTTCAAACCGTGCTTTGCCACTGCCTGGCGCGTACAGCTCCACCGCTGGCAGGTGGTAGGAGCCTCGGCGCCGTATGAATCCCACCACGCGAGATCACCTGCGTAAAGGTGATCACACCACGGGGCTAGCTGCCAGGAGTTGTTCACAGCGATTGTGGTAAGCCCGGACAGCCGGATCAGTTCGCAGTCGTGCGCGTTGAGGCTGGGGCCGGAGGCGATGCAGACCCAAGTGTTAGCCTTCATTTACGCCACGCGAGCAAGGTGCGGACACATAGTCGCGCCCACTTTCCTGATCCGGCAGCCACGCGTGAACGTTGTAAATATCGCCGTTGTGCAAAATGCGTTGCTTGGCATTCAGGCCGGGGCGCTGGCGGATCACGATGCGCGCGATGATCTCGGACTGGATAGCCGCTGCGGCCAAGAATTCCCGACCGCTGGCAGGAGCGATGCGCGCTGGCACGTCGGAGAACACGGTCACCCAAGCTTCAGTAAAGCCGCCGGTCTCTTCGTCACGGACTTCGGTCCAGTCTTGGATGTCCACGCGGTGGCGGTACTGGCCGGCGCGGCTCATGGGCGCTCCTCGATAACCAGGTTGTACACGCCGGTACAGTCGCCGCTGACGCCCGTCATACGTGCAATAACGGCGTAGTACGTTCCCGGTGCTCGGCCTTTCTCAGATACCGCCTCGCCGCCTACGCTGGACTGCTGCGCGGTGGCGCCGGCTGTCCGGACGCGGAGCGGAGTGAGCGGAACCTGTCCGCCGTTCGGGGTAAACGTGCCGCCTGACGCTATCTGCGATTGGAACGTGTACGCCGCTTGCTCGGTCATGCTGTTTTCAGATACAGGTGTGTGGGCAGAAGCAAAAGTCCCTCCCGCTACGCCTTGTGCGGCTGCGTACGTCCGCAGGGTAGCGCCCCCCTGATCAAGAGTTAGGGTATGCGCGTGGATTATGAAATTCACGGGGATGATGACGCGGAACACAAGCGGAGTCGCGGCGATTGGATTGGTCGACGCGAACTCGTAGTTGATAGCCCACATGCGACGCCCGAAGAAACCGGTTTGACCCGTGTCTACGCGCAGTCGCCGTACAGGGCCGTCGCCTCCGTCAGTCAGGAGATCAAATGGGGGGTGTGAGATAACCCGGTCAGCATGGCTCCCATCGCCCATGTCCGTTTCTTTGCGGTACGGGCCGCCGAATATCTTCCTGAAATAATCACCTACTGGCATGCTGGCATCCTCAGAGGGTAAAGCAAAGCGGTAACCGGTTTTGGCAGGTAGCCCATGTCGTAAGCGCCGTCTGCGTTCTCATCGCGATCTTTGTACAGAAAGCCGAGCTGCAGGAGCGTTGCCGCCTGGACTTCGTACTTGACGACCTTATCACCTGAGCTGTCGACGATATACACAGGATCGCCGGAGCTATCGAGGATCGGATCGTCGTTGCTGTCGCGCTCGACCTCATAGGGGGAAGCGCTCTTGAGATAGTTTTTCACCGCGCTAGAAGCCGCGCCGATGTACGCCGTGATCAACTCGTCGTCCAGGTCGTGATCCATGTTCAGGTGCTGTTTCCCGCGCTCCAACGTGACGTACATCATAGCTTGACCCCTTTGGCCGGGTCGAAGGTGCTCGCGTTCTCACGCAGGTCTTTACCATCACGGCCTTTCTTCACAGCGCAGCGCCAATCGGTCTCGCCACTGCCCGGGACGCCTTTAGGTGTGTCGCACTTGGCGATCCAGAAGCTGCCGCCGTAGGACACGCCGTCGCCCTTCTCGTAGGCGCCTTCGTGCTTGAAGATATCGCGGTCGATCACCGCAGCGATTTTCACCGATTTCTCGATAACGGTTTCGCCCGCCTGCATCTTCACGGTGACCGTGCGGCCGTCGTCGGCCAGGGTCAAGTCGAAGTTCTCCAACGACAAAGCGTCTTGGCCGTCCTTCGGTTTCGGCATACGGTCGGCAGCCTTCTCGAAGGTGTCACGCGCCTGGCGTTCCCACGATAGTGTCAAGTCGGAGAAGCGACGTTCAAACGTACCCGCGATCTCCTCGACCGATGGTACGGGCAAAGGCGCGGCAGGCTGGATGGTTTTAACCAGCTCGCCAACGTGGGATTTGAGCACATCCATGTCGGCGTCCTTTCCCTTCTCCGGCGCCGGCAACGCGGCTACGGCTTTAGAGACCAGTTCTTCGACCAGGGGGCGTACGTCGTCGACGGTAACCGACTTTCCGTCTTCGGCTTTCGGTACAAGCGCCGCGGCCGACTTTGACAAAGCCTCAACGTCTACGAGTGCGGCAGCGTCCGCAGCAGAAGGCACGACGATAGCCGCCAGTTGCTTTTCCAACTGGCCGATACGATCGAGCAGGGGCGCCGTCGCTTCTTTTACCAAGGCGCCCATGGCCTTGCCGAACTCTACCGGGTCGATCATCGGGTAACCTCAATTCGTGCGGCCTGAACTGCTTTCAAGAGAAACAATTCTGCTAGGGCCTTCTGTGTTTGTTCATCGACCGGAGTATCTGCTGCGGGCTCCGCGGTAACGGGCGCGCTAGGCGTCGGCAACTTGTTGTCTTTGATCACGCTGAGCGGGAAGTCTTGCTGCTGCTTATAAACCGTATCGCCGCCGTCAAGCGGTGGCAAGTTGAATTCCAAGCGACCTTCGTTGATCGTTTCGAGACCCGCGTCGCCGAGAGTTTTGTGATAGTCCGCTTTCTTGCCTGCGTCCATTCGCATCAGCACAGATTCGTCCATGTCGACTTTGTAAGGCATCGCGTTAAGCCCTTCGGTCAACAGCGTTTCCATCGCTTGGATAGGCGACTGCAGCGCGTCGTCGTAGTAGAGCTGATTGATCGCGTCCACGCCGAGGCCGGAAGGGATCGTGCCGAGGCCGACCTTGAAAGGAGGAATCCCGAACGGCTGGCATATCTGCTCATCAGAGTAGCGAAGCTGCTCGACCATCTGCGCATCCACCGACTTGCTGCCGAGGGCTACGAATGATAGGCCATCTCCTACCACGGCAACTTTGCCGGAATTTTCACCGGTGAAATTCGTATTCCAGTGGTCCGACAGCCGTTTAGCGGTGTCGTCGCTGATCGCGCCTGGAGCCGACAGAATGCCGGACGGCTGCGCGTTGTTGCCGAAGAACTCAGCGGACGACCGGAGGATGCGCATGTTCTTCAGCGCCGGCAGATAGGCCGCCGCAATCGGCGGCAAGCCGATCAGAGGATGGAAAGGGCAGATACAGCGATCATGGATGATCTCCGACGCCGGTACGACCATTGGGTCGAAGCCGTCCGGGAGCTGATTCAGGTTGTCGGTGTAGAGCTGGTAGAACACTTCGCCGTTGTCGGCGACCAGGGGCATTACGCGGCACGGGTCGAGGATGTACAGGCCGACAACGACACCGCGCTGATCTCGCTCCTTGAGAACGTAGGTATTGCCCTGCGTCAACCTGGACAACGCCCAGTATTCGCGGAACTGCTGTCCGGTCTGGTAGTGGTTCGGCTTGCGCAATACGGGGGAGAACGCCGGGCTGTCAATCTCAGACCAAATGCCTTTCGCGTTCCGGGACTTCAGGCTAAAAGGCAACTTCCCGATGTCTGTCGCGATGCGAGAGATGCAGGCGTAGAGCGCCGGATAGTTAAGCAGCGTATCTAAACGCTCTTCTTTGTTGCGTTGCCAGGCGCCTGTGAATGGCTCTTTAATGAGCGGCCACCATCCGCGCGACACGGGCACGTTAGACAGCGATTTCTCGACCGTGACCGCCGAGCGCTTTAGCGAGATGTCAAAGCCGAGTACGCGCATTAGGCAAGATCCTGAGCCGCAATTACTGCCTCAACATCAGACTTTTTGATCCGGCCGTCTTTACCGGTGCCGATCACTTGTTCGATGTTTACGCCGTTCTCCTTAGCGAACTCCAGGATTGCGTCGGAGGCCAGAGGTTC